GCCGCCCAGTAGGGGGGCATCTATTTTCTGAGGCGTCGCGCCGCCGCGACCGTTTATGCACTAACGCACAATTTCTCACAGTTTCGATAGGGGGGGGCCGGCGGCCGCCTCGCAATGCACCTCCCCTGACCACCTTTCTCACTCCCCGTCTTGAAGCTCCGGAGCCCATTCCATGCCCTTAGAACTGAAAACCCTCAAACGCGGTCTGACCCTCGAGGAAACCAGGGTCGAGGACAGGAAGTTTCTCCGGGCTCTGTCCGGAGCGAGCCAAAAGAACTCTCACGAAATTGGCGCGGTCATGCTGCGCAGCACGGACGAACTGCGGGCGCTTTCGAGCACCATCGTTACCGGCGGTGCGGCGGCGATCCCGGAAGGGTTTGGCGATCGGCTTGAGGCCGCGCTCCTGTGGGCAAGTCCGATCCGCATGCATGCAACTGTGGAGAGGACCGAGCATGGCGGCGACGTACCTTACCCGCTCACCAACGATACCGCCAATGAAGGCGTCATCCTTCAAGAGAACGTGGCCGAAACCGAGCAGGACATGACCTTCACCCAGCTCACCCTGCACGCCTACAAATTCAGCAGCCAGAAAGTGCTCGTTCCGAATGAGCTAATCGAGGACAGTCCGCTGCTTGCCAGCCGATTGGGTTGGCTGCTCGGGTTGAGAATCGGCAGGCGCCAGAACCGCGCGTTTAGCGTAGGAAACGGCGCCTCGCAGCCCCTCGGCGTGGTCAACCTGGCTCCCGTGGGAGCCACTTCCGGCGGCTCCTCCGTGATCACCGATACCGACGTTACCAACCTGCTCGAATCGGTGGATCCGGCCTACCGACAGAATGCTCGCTTCCAATGTCATCAACAAACCTGGGCCCAACTCTGTCAGCTACGCGACGGCGCCGGACACCCGATTTACCCCCAATACTGGCCAGGGCAGCGGGTGATGGCAGGTTATCCCGTGGAGCTGAATCCCCACATGGCGACCGTCACCAATAGCAGCATCTCACTGCTGTTCGGCGATTTCAGCTTCGTGCAGGTGCGTGATGTGAGGGAGCTGCGTCTGAAGAGCTACTCCGAGGCGACCGGCTTGGCAGAAGCGGACCAAACAGCGTACAGCGCTATCCTGCGGTCCGACGCGATTTTACTCGACGCCGGCACAGGCCCCGTTAAATCACTCCAGCAGCATGCGTAGCCCGCGGCCGGCGCCCGCCTCCCTTCCCCGCCTCAACCCATCCGAGGACGACCGATGCAGCCCTTCGTAATGCCATCTCTGGATAAGTTTCACGAATACCGGGAGGCAACCCGGAAGTTGGCCCGTTTGCAGAAGCGCCTGATCGACGCCGAGGGCGAACTCCACCGGCTTGCGATCAAGACCGAGGAAAGCGACGTGACCGAGCTCGCGCGCAAGCTCCTCCAAACGGAGAAGATCGAGTTGGGGGAGAAGGACCAGGCCAGTGGCAAGAGGCGCCGGTTAAAGGAGGAAGTCCGGATCATCAGGGCTGCGATCGAGATCCAGGAAAAGGAAGTGAGCGCGGTGCAACGCTTCTGCGCGCAACTTCTCCGCCAGGAAATCGAACCCGAGCACCAGGGCATCCTGGCCCAGATCGTGGAGCACCTGGTCGCCCTGGTGTTTCTCAATCGGAAGCTGATGCAGTTCCAGGACGCGGCAAGGGCAAGCGCCTTCACCAGCTTTAACCCCTGCTGGTGGGAGCTGGCTGGCCTGCCCGGCGATCCGAGTGGCGGAGCCCTTAACTATGTCGGCAGCCTGGTCGATCAGGGGTATCTGCCCAAAGAAAACCAGCACTACCAGATTCTCCGCGCCGAGGTCGATAACCTCGCACGGCACGGAGGCCTGCAGCCCAAGCACTCACAGCCGGACGCGACGGGGAAGGGACCGGAGCAAAGGAACCCCGATAAGCTCGAGGCGCCCCAGTCCAAGCCGGGCAAGTCCCGCAAGGGCAAGGGGAAAGCCGAGGCCGCCGGCGACAAGAACCCTGGAGCCAAGAGAACGCCGACGCGGGAAGAGGTTCAGGAGCGGGTGAAGCAGGTGGAAGCTTCTCTGGGCGATTCCGCCAGCGCGCCCGCCGCTACCGTGGAGCCCGGCATGGATAGCACCGTACCCGGCCGCGACGATTACATCGGCCGGTTCTCCACCGGCAACGACGGCGACGACTTCGAGTAAAGGCGGGCACGTTCGCCAGTTCTTTCCACCAAGGGTTAAATCATGGAAACCGCTCTACGGCTCGGCAGGATCCGGGCATCGCGCCAGCAATTCATCCTCTCCTCTTTGCGGGACCTGGAGCGGCAGATTGAAGTCCACCAGCGGCGCCTCAGCCGGCTGGAAACCTTGTCCGGTCCAAAGCGTCGCTCGGAAGAGATCGACCTCGACCTTGAGCGCAGGCAAATCGAGGAGAGCAAGCGCGTCCTGATGAAACACGCCAAGAAGGTGCAGGCCGAGCACCGCGGCAAGTAGCAAGCTGAACGAAACCTGCGCCCAACCTGGAAAAGCCCCATGCACGACGATTACGAAAAACGCTTCCCAGCCGGTGCGACTGAAAGGCGCCTGACTCTCGGCCAGGTCTGGCTGGGCAAGCCGAAGCGCGCGGGCTGCGTCTTCCGCGATGAGGACATCGACCTGCAGATGGGTTCCATCTGCGGATACGCCGCGGTCTACTTTGACCCGGCGGACAAGGGAACCCAGTACGAGCTCTACGACGATTTGTCGGAACGCATCATGCCGGGCGCCTTCGACCGGGCCCTACGTGAAGGCCAGGACATTCTCTGTCTCTGGAACCACAACCCAGATTTTCTGCTCGGCAGGACGGGTTCAGGAACCACGCGCTGCTACGTTGACAAGCGCGGGCTTGCTTACCAGACCACGCTCAATGACACCACAACCGCGCGCGACGTTTTGGCCCACATCAAGCGCGGCGACTGTGACGGCAGCAGCTTTGCCTTCCGTGTGATCAAGCAGGCCTTCATCGACGGCCAGGGCGACGGTCCTGATATCAGGGAAATCTACGACGTCGACCTGCTCGACGTTTCGCCATGCGCAAGCCCAGCCTACAAATCCACCTCGGCCAAGTCCGGCAACTCCCCACGCTCCAAGTTCAAACACAAGAACCGCTCCAAGAAAACCTACTTCCGCTACGCCTAGCACCTCGGCGGCCCGGCGCCCGTGTTTTCTCCTTTCCGCGGGCATCGCCCACAGCCGGGCCGCCTGTCTCTTTTCCCGTCCCCCCATTCACGAAAGCGATTCAATTATGCCTTGCGTTACCAAGCAGATGATCCAGGCGGCGCCCAAACGGCCGCCGCTCAAGGTCGAAATTCCCGAATTGGGCGACGGCGCTTATGTGCAGGTGCGCACCGCAAGCGGCAACGACCGGGACGCCTTGGAAGCGGCGATGGTGAAGTTGGGCGAACAGCGCCTCCAGAACCTACGCGCCCGCGTCTTCCTCTGGTCCACAATCAACGACGCCGGCGAACCGATCTTCGCGAATGAGGATCTTGCCTGGCTCGGAGAGCAAGACTCCGTGATGCTTGACCGGGTTTTCGAGGCGAACGCCAAGCATAACGGAATCTTCAAGAACGCCAGCGATGCCAAGCCCGGCGAAACATCTTCGCCGGGCGACACTCTGCCCCTGCCATCCGCGGCGGCAGTCTAACCGCCCTGAGACATTCGCCCAATGGCCAACATCGGCAAAGTGAACGTGCAGCTCTCGGTTGACCCGGCGGGGACAAAGACCGGCGTAGATGCTGCGATCAACGACCTTCAAAGGTTTCAAGGCAAGCTAAAGTCGATAGGCGGCGGCTCTGCATTATTCGGCGGAGCGCTCGGGCTGAGCGCCCTCCCTCAAGTGCCCACGGACCTCAAAGGCGCTCTCACGACCACCTTCGGAATTGTGGACAAGGGCTCGCAGCAAATCCTTGCGCTGTCTGCGTCCGCCAATCGCCTCGGCGTTTCCATGCGCGACGCGGCCGCGATGGAGGTGCTCTTCGGTGACAAGGCTGAGGCAGCGTTCACGGCAATGGACCATCTCAACAAAGGGATGGGCGCGCTCCGCGCTGGCAGCGGGGGCGACTTTCAGAAGACGATCAGGTCGCTGGGTCTGGACGACAAGGCCGTTTCGAAGCTCGGGACGACCGAGGCGGCGAAACAGATCACGGCACGGATTGGAGCGCTCAACGATTCGTTCGACAAGGCCAACGCAACGTCGAAAATCTTCGGCAGGTCCGCCAATGAGATCAGCCCCGTTCTTCAGCGCCTGTCAACTGGCTTCGACGCTGCCGCGGAGAAGGCGGACCGGTTTGGGCTTGTTGTCTCCGAGGAAGCAGCACAGAACATACGCGCGCTAAAGCGCTCGCTTGGCGATGTGAAATTGGCCTTTGAAGGGGTGGAGAGGCAATCGGCGGCAACGTTCGCGAAGCCGTTAGGGGCAGTCAGCGATACCTTCTCGGCCTATATGAACAGCCTGCGAAACCAGCTCAAGCTGTACAGCGGTCAACAGAGCGTGGAGCAGTTCAATCGCGCGGAGGTGGGGATTTGGAAGAACGCGTACAACGGCCCCGCGAAGGATGCTGCCGCGAACGCCGAATTGCAAAACGCCGCGCAGAACCTGCTGCAAGACACCATCC